TACTGATGGGCTACGAGGGCTGATATGGGTTTTCTGAATGGTTTGAAATTTACTGGTCATAGCGGACAAGGCTGGACCAACGAGGGTGAAAAGGCGTTTTATTACAACCAAAACATGGCGCGCCTAAACCCGATCGACGGGGGCAAGAAACAGGCGTACAAAGATGACTGGGATGTAGATCGCGCCGTCGCCGAAGGCAACGACAGAGTTACCTGGGTGTACAAAAGTGTCTACGCGATTGCGTCTAACGCCGCACGTCTTCCTGTCGAAATCCACGATGTTGATGACAACCCCGTGGACAACCCCCTGTTACCCATTTTGAACCGTAAGGCAAATATCCACCACGACGCCTACAACTTCCGATTCCAACTGTCCTCCCAGGTTCTCCTTTCTAAAAGAGGGGCATTTGTTGAGGTGGTCAAGGACCGCTTGGACAACGTGGTTGGGCTGTACTTGTTGCCCCCAAACTGGACATTCCCTATCCCTGATCCAAAGAACTTTGTTGCGGGGTATTCAGTCCAAGTGCCTAACACTAAGGAACGGATTGTTAAACCAGATGATGTTGTCTGGGTGCGAATCCCTCACCCCACAGATCCTTATAGGGGGCAATCTCCACTTGAAGCCTGCGGCCTAGCCATAGATATTGACTATTACTCTCGTATCTATAACCGGAATTTCATGGTTAATGATGGTCGCCCCGGTGGCATTCTTATGGTCCAGGGCGAACTGGATGACGACGCCGCTGAAGAGATCCGTCGCAGGTTCCTCGGCAACACCGGCTCCGCTTTAGGTGGTGCTGGCCGCATGACGATCATGGAGGCTGAACAAGCCAAGTGGATTGACACGTCGATGGCGCAACGTGATGCCCAGTACACCGAAACGAAGCAACTCGCTAAAGAGGAAATCCTCATGGCGTTTGGCGTTCCCGAGTCAGTGATAGGTAACGCAAGTGAGCGAACGTTTGCTAACGCCGACACTGAACTTGAAGTGTTCTGGCGAGAGACGATGCTTCCTCACCTGATGTTGGTCGAACGTGCGTTCGATCGCTTGGACGGTTCCGAAGACTTGACGGTCAAGTTTAATCTCGAAGATGTAGCAATCCTGTCCAGGGATGAGCGAGAACGAGCAGCCTTCCATTTGGAAGAGTTGAAGTTCGGTGCAATATCGATCGACGAATACCGGTATAAGACGGGGAGAGAACCTGTCGGTGCCGACCTCATGTGGATCCAGGCCAACCTGATGCCTATTGGGCAGGCCGTTGCTCAGGGTGAGACCCCTTCGCAGGAATTCACACCTCCAGCATTATCAGATGGGCAGCCAGGAGTAGCACAACCGCACGCTCCCATGGTCACCCCCGAAGTTGAGCCATCCGAAGTAGTGCCCGAAGCCGCCTCTCTCAACGGATCTTCTGAAGCGAAATCGGAGGATAAGGAGTCGGCCCCTTTAGAACGTGATGTTTGGGGGTTCGAGTTCGGCGGGAATTGGATTGACTCCAAAGCCGCTGATGACATCAGGGCGCGGCGCGCTCAACAAACAGCAAGGCTTGTCGATTCGATTGCTTTGCAGATGGTTTCATTCTTCCAGAGGCAACGGAGAGTTGTCTTGGAGAAGTGGAACTCGGCAAAGATCAGAGAGAAAATCAATAAAGGCGTTTCCGTTGGAGTGAATGACATCATGGACATCCCTGTATGGGATCGTCAGTTGCTTGCCGACGCCAAGTCATTCATCACCGCCACTGTTATCGATGGGGGTAATGAGTTTGCCCTTATGACATCGAAAAAGATCGAAGCAGACGAAGAGTTGGTCGCTATGGCCGTTGTCGCTGGCCTAGAGAGAGTCACTGAAATTAACAGAACCACCCGACGCCAAATAGAAAAGAAAATTGTGAAGGGTCTCGGTTCAGGGAAGTCAGCGGTTTACATCGCTGATGAGATCAAAGAAGTGTTTGACGACGCTGTGAAGAATAGATCTCGTCTGGTCGCCAACAACATTGTTACCTTTGGGCTCAACGAGGGTCAGATGATAGAGGCATCTAAATCTGGTCTCAGATACAAGGTGTGGCTGTCTCAGCAAGATGAGAAGGTTCGTGCTACTCACACACATGCAGATGGACAGGCAAGACCTCTTTATGAGCCCTTTTCGGTGGCTGGGCATTTAATGATGCATCCAGGTGCGCTCACCGCTCCTGTCGAAGAGGTGGCGAATTGTCGTTGCACGATGTTGTTCACCAATGAACCTTCACCCGCTGGGCTCTTAGAGTTCGGTGTAGATCCTGAACAAATGGCTAGTTTGACTGATTCAAGTGTTATCGCTCGTTTGATTAACACGGAACTAGCGCCAAGTAACGTATAGGGCGTCTACACGCTCCACCACGGAATGGAATAGAGGGCATAACCTAGAGAAGGACGCCCCATAGGAGGCCCAGTGGAACTCGAATCTAAACAAGCCACAGTTGAAGCAAAGGCTGTTAACGATGCAGAAGGCATCGTAGAGGCCGTTGTGTCTGTCACAAATATAGTGGACAACGTCAAAGACGTGATTGTTCCTGGGGCCTACGACGACACCTTGGTGAAACGTGTGCCGAAAGGCGTCTGGTCACACGATACGACCGTGCCTGTTGCGAGAACCGTAAAGGCCGAAGAACTTCGCCCCGGCGACGACCGCCTCCCCGATCACCTTCTCGCACAAGATGCTGGTGGGGTCCTAGTCAAGATGCAATTCAATCTCAACACGACCCGAGGCCGCGACGCTTACGAGGACATCAAGTTCTTTGGGGGTGAACAAGAATGGTCGATTGGCTATTCCGTCCCTGAAGGTGGATCCGAAATGAAAGAGGACACCGGGATCCGTCATATTAAACGTCTCGAATGGTACGAATATTCACCCGTGCTTTTTGGTGCCGCTCCTGGAACTAAAACTGTGAGCGTTAAAGAAGAATCCCTCTCTACGGAAAACACAGAAGAGGATTTCGAAGACACCAAAGGTCCTATCCGCAGTCACAAGACTGGCGTCCGAGAGGACGACTGGAACGACAAAACCGCTTACAAGAACATGCGGTCACCCGCCGATAAGGCTTATTTCTCAAAGATCTTTGCCTACCACATCGATGGTGAAGACCCAACAATGAAAACGAATTACACATTCGTTCATCATTTTGTGGGTAGTGATGGTCGGCCTGGCCCTGCGGCCCTGTCGGCTCTCCAGAATACGTTCGGTCTACTAAATGGAGCCCGCAAGGGAACCAAACTTAGGGGCAGTGATCGTAAAGGCGTTTACAGCCACATCTCCCGTCATTACAGGGACGACGGTCATACACCGCCGGAACTGAAGGAAGATGAGTATGTAAACGCTGTTATGGAAATGAAGGAGAACAGTCCTGACTTTCTTTGTAGTGAAATCGACGCTCTAATAGAAAAGGGTGCCGAGTTATTCGAAATCAAGTCCAATTTGGAGGACACAATGGCAAACGACGCCGAAATCACCGAAACGACTGACGCTGAGATCGTCGCCGCAGACGCCCCTAGTGTCCAGTCAGTACTAGAGGACGCCATCTTGGCTCTCAACACCCTTTCAGAACGCCTTGGCGGTCTTGAAGAGAAGGCAGGGGATGCCGCTGGCTTCTCGAACACCGCACCTGATTCGTCAGAGCGGGTAGAGGGCGCTGGCGCTGACGCTCCAGAGGTCGTGGAAGACCTCAGCCACGGCGGAACATTGACACCAGATCAAATGGCTGTCGAGGGTTCCCCAGCAGGGGGCGATGCCAAGCCAGCCAAAAAGCCGAAGGCAGCAGAAGCCCCGGCAGAAGCCCCGGCAGAAGACGAGGTTGAAAAGGCAGATCCAGGGGTTACCGAAGAAATTTCCGAGGACAACTCGGATGAGTCGAAGGTTTCCGAGGACCTGCTTTCAAGCCTTGATTTGGCGGAACTACGGGAGTTCCAAGATCTGGTTACTTACTCTGATCTAGGAGAGTAAATAAATAGTTGACCATCGGGTCGCTAAAACCGAGAGTTATATAGGTTACAATTGGGATGCCAGTGCGGTGACGCAGAAAGGGAGACCCTTGACTGACCTATATGAAGAAATGAAGGATCGTCCTAGAGGGATTATCCAACGGTTTAAGATCGAACGAATCTTAGAGGTGATGGAGGATAACGATTCTGCATCGCTCCAAGCGGCCCTTGAAGATCCCGATATCCCCCATGTAGCAATAGCAGAGGTTTTGTCTAAACGCGGACATCGGATTTCCACCAATGCCGTGCGTAATTATAGGTTTGCCTTAGAGGCGGCACGTGGCTGAACCATTCAAGGAGTCCTTGGCGAAATCACGGTTAGGGAAGATTGCCGACCTCTTAGAGAGGTCGGGTATTGACCCTGAGGAAATTGGTGCTGTAGAGAAAGTCCGTATTTCCGAATGGCAGGGTCTCACCAAGAACGAAGAAGGCGAAGCCCAGATACATGACCTGGGCGGCGTTTCTGTTGTTATTGCCCCAGCGTGGGCTGATGGCCCTGAGTGGCCAGTGGTTCAGCAGGCTGCACCGGTAACAATCAAGCCTGCGCCAATCCCGAAGAAGGCAAAGTCTAAATTTAAGACTGCCGTGATTCTCCCTGATCCTCAGATTGGATACAGGATGTATGACGACGGGGAAATGGATCCCTTCCACGACGAAAAGTCGATGAAGGTTGCTCTGCAAATAACGAGAGCGTTAGACCCTGACCTGATTGTCAACCTTGGGGACTTCCTGGACTTTGCCGAATTTGGAAAGTTTGAGCAGGAACCAGCGTTCGCCAAGACCACCCAGGCGACCATTGACCGAGGGCACCAGTTCCTATGTGAGCAGAAAGCAAGTGCGCCTGATGCCCACCTCGTTCTGTTAGAGGGCAACCATGACCGTAGGCTTCAAAAGGCGGTTACAGCGAACACGGCTTCTGCTCTTCACTTGAAGAGAGCCGAAGTTCCCGAGGATTGGCCAGTGTTGTCGGTCCCATTCTTGCTCCGGCTAAACGAAGACCACCTAAACGTCGAATACGTTGGTGGGTACCCTGCGGGGATCTTCTGGGTGAACCAAAACATCGCCTGCATCCACGGGCATATCACTCGTAGCCGTGGTTCGACTGTTAAAGCGGTCGTAGATGACGAACGCACATCTGTGATACATGGCCATATCCACCGCATTGAATTACAACATAAAACTCGCCGTACCTATGAAGGGGCAAAACGTAGTCTGGCTGCTTCACCAGGATGTTTATGTCGGATAGATGGCGCGGTACCCTCTACTAAGGGTTCCACGGACCCTCATGGTAGGCCAGTTAACGCAGTGGAAGACTGGCAACAAGGAATGGCAGTCGTAACTTACGAGGAAGGTGACGGGAATTTTGATGTCGAACTCATCTCAATCTCCAGGGGAGAAGCCATCTTCCGAGGTAACTACTACTCCGCTTGATGGTATAGAAGAAAAGCAGACATTTTCTGAGTTCTCTTTTGATGACGATATTCCTCTTGCATCGACATTCCCTGTAATAACTCTTGTACTGTCTCTCGATGATCCGTCAGAACCTAATCACGTAGATCTTGGTTCTGTTCCCCCACAGATAGCGGCTGCCATCTTTAGGGCATTAGCGAATCAACTTGAGAAACTCAGTTGGCCAAGCCGTGTCACCTACGCTGGGCAAACAGTGTTTGACCCAGCAAGTCTGATCCCTCAATTTGACGAGGACGACGACGACGACGACGATTTATGCTGAGATATTCCGGGATCACTTACGAAGAAATATTAAAAGATTCAGACACGTATTTAGATCTTCTCCTCACGGAAAAGGCCATCGGCTTCTCAGGTCTGTATTTAGAGCCAGATCAAATCGCCGACTTCATGGGATCTCTGTATAAGGGGTACACGAGGATGGATAGAGGTCCATCCGTTGCGATTTACCCAAATAAAAATGGGGATCAGATTAACCCGGCATTTTTAGGGGAGCCTTGCAAATGGGACCCGCTTGAGGTCGCCAACAAAAATTGGCACGCTGACACTCTGGAACAGCCGACAATCACTACCCATATCGGTTTAAGCATGGTCCATTACGATTGCCCAGAGCCCGATAAAGGTCAGACCGTATTTGTTGATGTTGAGAAACTGTACGAACTTTTACTTCTTGAAACTCCGTACAAGGACTATGTAGAAAACCTGTGGTGTGCCCACGCAACCCATAATTGCGATATGGGAGTGAACTTTTCTTCTCACCCATTTCTGCGGACCCACCCGGTGACAGGGCGTACCGGCTTACATCTCAGTGCAAGAAAAATGGTCCCAGAAGGATTCCCGGTACCAGGCCCAACGACAGACTTTTATGATGAGCACAAGAACACGACCCCCGAGTTCGAGGGACTCATGGAGTGGCTGTGGAATCATGTACATGACGACGGCATGTGGGACTGGTGGCGGTGGGAAGAGGGAGATTTCCTTCTCTGGGACAACCGGTGTTTCGTACACTCGTTCACGGGCGGGTGGGATATTGGGGACCGCGTATTCCACAGAGCCCTAGTCGGGGATGAAGTACCTTTTTACAAACCTCCGATAGATGGGGTGGGCCCACCGGGGTTACTGGAACCACATGAAGAACCCATTCGTCAGTGGTCTAACAATGACGAGCATCGGTTGTAGGTTGACCCTTCTCACTATTACACGCACAAGCGTGTAACAATAAAGGCAACGGGGTGCTTACCTCGTGTACAAATATCCATCTAACCAACACGAGGTAAACCTAATGGCAGTTCAAGATTCCCATCTTCGGGAACTTAAGGCTGCTCTCCGCGACACACTCAGCGAGAATGACGCAATTGTCAATCACGCCGAGGCGAATCGTGAAGAGGGCGGTCCTGACATTCAGGTCGATGTGAAGCACATTGAGGGCTTCCGTACCAATCTTTCCAAGGCACGTGAACTGCGCGAGCAGATCGAAGCCCTGGAAGGCCAGAAGGAAATGCAGGACTGGGCTTCTGCTTCCACTGAGCCAGAGGTTGTTACAGAGTCCAAGGAAGACGGAGCAATTACTTCCGTCGGCCAGTCTTTCGTCGATTCTGATGAATACAAATACCTGAACGGAGGCCAGAACGGCCTCACTATGCATGTCCCATTCCAGGTCAAGGGAGACCTTGGCGGCATGTGGCAGCGGAAGGACGTGTACACCACGCTTCCGTCTGGCACTCCTTCACAGTTCGGCACGCCACAGCGTGACGCCATTGTGGAGCGGGCACATCGTGCAATGCGTGTACGTGACTTGTTCAACGTTCAGCAGACAGCCACCAACTTGGTGGAATACTTCCGGGTCACCGGCTTCACGAATAACTCCGCCACTACGTCGGAGCGTTCGGGATCACCCGAGACCTTTACTACTTACCCACAGTCAACGCTGACCATCGCTGGCGCGCAGGCTCCGGTTCGCAACATCGGACATTACGAAGTTGCTCACAGGAACGTGCTTGCTGACGAGCCCGCAATGCGCGGCATCGTTGACAACGAGTTGCTGTACGGACTCCGTCTCACCGAGGATGATCAGATCCTCAACGGTGACGGTACCGGCACCAACCTCACGGGTATCACGCAGACCAGTGGTATTTCCACTCAGGCACTTGGGTCGGACACGCGGATCGATGCGATCCGTAAGTCAATCACCAAGATTGCGCTGGCCTACTACGAGGCAACGGGGGTTGTTCTTCATCCCAACGACCTTGAGGGCATGGAACTAGAGAAGGATGGAGACAACCGTCATATGATGGCTGCTTCTATCGCTATCGGTTCCGAGGCGCGGGTTTGGCGTCTTCCGGTTGTTGAGACCGCCGCGATCACGGAGGGCACCGGCCTTGTCGGCTCCTTCGCTATCGGTGCGACTCTCTATGACCGCATGGAAGGCAACATCCGTGTTTCTGAGAACCACTCTGACTTCTTCGTGAGGAACGCTATTGCGATCCTTGCCGAAGAGCGCATCGCCCTTGCGGTGAAGCGTCCAGAGTCCTTCTGCACAGTTACCGGCATCTAGCCAACACAACTAACCCTAGAAACAGGGGTTAACTAAGAGGACCGGGCTTCGGCCCGGTCCTCTCTAGTTTAAGGTACAATTGTTGGCATGAGCGCATTACAAGACATCGCACCAGAGACACGTCTAACTGTTGTTCTTGACCGTGACATTTACGAAGAGAAGGACGGCGTTAAAACGTTGTTGGCTCGCAAGGGTGAAAGAATCACCCCTGAAGTCGCGCGCAAGCACGGTGTATTGCCGATTGAATCGGCTGGGCTACCCACCCTGGAGTCCAAGGTTGTTGTTCCTGACAACCGACAGAAAGTTGTTGCCATCTCTCACAAGGGTGTCATTTGAAACGAGGCGGTCCTCTTCGCCGCAACACCCCGCTAAAACGTGGCAAGCCCTTAAATTGGGCTAGCAAGAAGCGTAAGGCCGAGTTGCCACTGCGTAAGCGTGTCAGGGAAGAGGTCCTCGCACGGGATATGTACAAATGTGTTGCTATCGACCTTGTACCTGTGGTACAATGTTGGGGACCCCTAGATGTGGATGAAATAAAGCCACGGGGTTTAGGTGGTGACTGGCTTGACCCTGATAACTGTCAGGTACTTTGCCGTGCTCACCACGACTGGAAACACTTAAATCCACGTGAAGCCAAAGATTTAGGGCTTTATATAGGAAACAAGACATAGACATGGGGGGCAAAAATGCTTCATCAAATGAGCAACACAAAACTATTAGTTCTTCTTTCAGGGACTCTCGTCGGGGGCGCTCTACTCGCTGACACAGTTCGACAAGATCCACCCGTAGCAATTGCCACGGTCCCCACGACAACCACTCTCCTCAGCGACCATTCAGCATTCGATACCCAATCGACGGACGTTGCTGAGGACCCTTCTATCAGCAGCCGCTACAGGCACGATACCCAGCAGGCTACCGCTGCTGATATTCCTCCTGTCTCGCTTGAGCAAGACACCACCGATACCCAAGGTGCATCCCTCAACGAGACATCTTCTGTCCTTGACGACCACCAACCGGTCGATACCCGCGCCAGTCGCGTCGTTGAGGACGAACCCACCAGCCACCTTACAAGTGAAGACCAACTTCCTCCCGCTGGTGGGGAAATCTCAAATCCTCACCTCCATAAGAAGTATTACCAAATGGAAAGAGGTCCCCATATCGTTGATTTACAGATGGAATTGGGGATGAACTACGTAGATGGCATATATGGCCCCAGGACCCATAAGAGCCACGTACAGGCCCTTGGTGGCCCCGAGGAAGCCGTTTGGGTATGGATGAACCAAAGACAGTGGGAATGGGCCTTAGAGAACCCCCACATCGAAGCCAGTTTAAGACGTAACTGGCATTACGAAGAGCCACCCACTCTTAGAGATCTTGTGAAGGCTTACTTCCTGCCGCAAGACTATGACTGGGCATTTGCCGTGGCTTTCTGTGAGAGCAGCGCACACCCTGATGACACATACAACTATGCTGTTTCCTCTGCTAACGCTATGGGCGCTTTCCAGCACTTACATAAGTATTGGAATGTAAGAAGGCTTAAAGCGGGCATGGAGGGGTGGGACATATTTTCCCTAGAGGCGAACACGGCTGTAGCCAGTTGGCTCTATTACACCCACGGTGAATCTCATTGGGACGAAAGTCGTTCATGCTGGGGGAAGCAAATCTAAAACGAATACCCGTGCTATGTGAGGATCACATGGCACAATGTATGTATGGCATGGGGCTCAAATTTTCCGACGCCTCGTGTAGAACGTAACGGTTGGGACGAAACTGAAACGTTTGTCGGGGTAGAAAGACCGCAGTATCAAAATGATGCTGCGTGTAGAAATATCCCCAACCCAGAGATATTCTTTCCATCTCCAGGTGACACTGAAGCCCTAAAAGCCGCTAAGTCTCTATGCTTCGAATGCCCTGTTGTTCAACACTGTCTTGAATATGCCCTTAACAATAATGAGCGTTATGGGATATGGGGTGGGAAGAGCACACGTGAGCGTTTGCTTATTCTTCGCGCAAAGAGGATGCTGGAGGCTGGGGAAGCCTAGACGCCTGGGCCCTCAAGAAAGCGTAGGATGTCCATATGGCCATCATCACTTACCAAGACCTCGCCACCTACATGAACAAAACCTTCACGTCGGGTGAGCAATCTGCCGCCAATTCTATGATTGGCGCATTAGAGCGTGAACTCTCAGGGATTCTCAATAGATCTCTAGCAGGTACTTCTATAACTGCTGAGGCTCATATTCTTCAACGGAACCAACATCAGATTTTCTTAAAGGAATATCCGGTTTTATCGGTTACTGAGTTGAAGATTGGGGATCTTGGTTCTGAAACAGTCCAAACGCTCACTGACTTCGATATTTACTCTTGGGGTATTGACGGGATTTTCGCGACGACCCAGGGGACGAGCGCTCTTATTTCTTATACGGCTGGCATGAATGCCACTGAACAGCAGCAATTAGAAGCGCTGATGCTCAGGGTGACTTCCCGAGAGATGTCTCAAATCTTGGCAGACGCCCAAGGTTTGGAACGCCTGCGTGCCGAGGGAGTCGATATGACCTTTGCCAACAGGGGTGCTTCAGGATTTTCCGATGATGACCTGCGTTGGGTACGGCGGTACAGGCGCAGGGGCGTTTACTAATGCGGGGCGCGACAGATACTCTAACTATACGAAGTCGGACCTCGGCAGTAGATGCTGAAGGGCAAGTCTCCTACACAAATTCTGACACGACAGTCAGTGGGAGAATGGTGATCAGGAACGCCGACTCTGTCGATGTCGGTGGTATGAGGTCCTCCCAACCTGAAGCGATCGCTTGGGTCCCCACGGGGACAACCATCAGTGATGCTGATCAGGTTGTTGTGTCCGGTTTAGATTCGTTTCTAAACGGGACCTGGGAAATACAAGGCATACAATACACACGAGCGCATTATCGGTTATTTCTGTTAGGAGCGAGGACATGAAGCAATCCGCCTACATCATGTCTAGTTTCAGTGCTGGTCCCAAGGGTCTCGCTAACGCCATTATGGGTAATGCCCTAAGGGTGTACAACGGCGGCTCCCGTGGGTTGGGTCCTGCCGGTAAAAAGATCGGTGCGATCTACACACAAACACTCCAGGCGGGGTACAGCAAACCAGGAACCGTTTCCCACCACCCAGGTGGGAAGAAATACTGGCACTCAGAGTTGAAGCGCAACACCAAAGCGTCTCTTCCTGGGGAACCTCCCGCTTACCAGACAGGGGAACTGGCCGACAGCGTTACATATGGATCTAGCCGAGTTCCAGTGCGGGGACCAGGAGGCAGATTTATGCGAGGTTTTGGCAAAACGGTTATCACTGTGATGAGTGATAGTGGTTATGCGGCTGCGCTTGAGAAGGGGACTTCGACGGTAGCCCCTCGCCCGCTATGGATGCCTACACGCAACAACCCGCGAGTAGGGGCCATGATTCGCACTTGGGCGAAGCGACTCTTCGTCTTGGCGGAGAGAGCAGAGGCAGTCAAGTTGCGCTCTGGCGTACCCGGTATGCAGATGGCCCGAGAGGTTTGGAGATAGACGATGGCCAGTGTCGCTTCCGCAGTCCGAACCAAGATCACCGATGCTTCGCTAACGAACGTCGGGACCAAGGTCTACCGTGATTTCGCACCTGATGAGATCGCTCTACCTTTCGTTACTTTCATTAGTGACGTAGCGCGGGTTTCTATTCTTGAGGGTGATGGGATAGTTAAAGCACGCCAACAAACGATGGCGGTGGATCTTTGGCAATCTTTAACCGATGAAAGCGTCGGGCTCATCGAAGAACTCTTGACTGCTCTAGATGGGGTGGCACTGACCGGCGTAGATAAAACAGTCTTTAATTGCAAAGTCACCGACGTAAGCAGACTGGTGGAACTTGACACCGATATCTGTCATCACTCGGTGACCCTAGATGTGGTGCATTCGAACTAATGGCTTTCACAACAATCGCCGTAACTGGCACCTTCTTACAAGCAGACAATTCAACTCCGGCAACGGGGAACGTTTCGTTCATCGCTTCGACCTCTATGACCGACTCGTCGAACAACCAAATCATTGCTCCAACTTTGGTTACGGCCACCTTGAATGGTTCGGGCTCCATAAGCGTGAACCTCACCGCTACAACTGACAGCACTACGAGCCCTACGGGTGTGACCTACGAGGTCACAGAGAACATCAACGGCGCTGGACAGAACAAGTACAACATTGCAGTTCCACACAACCAGCCTGGTGCGACCCTGGATCTAGCGGATGTAACGCCTGCGACAACACCAATCGCGTCGTATAACTACGCTACGCAATCCTATGTGAACGATGTTATTTCAACTTCGAACGCATATACGTTCACACAGGAATCCCCAGCAACTACATGGTCTGTCACTCATAATCTGGGGTTTCATCCCAGTGTTTTTGTCGTTGATACCTCCGACACGGTGTGTGTAGGAAACGTGGTGTACACCAGTGCAAACGCACTAACGATTACCTTCGCACAATCGTTCGGCGGGAAGGCGTATCTTTCTTAGTAGGACGATCGTAAATAGTAGACCCTTGGGGGCCATCGAATGCCAAAATATTTGGTCAATCTTGACCTAAATCAGAACCAACTTGTTAAGGCCCGTGTAGAGAACCTTGCCAGCGCTCCGAGCAGCCCTGTAACTGGACAAATCTATTACAACACCTCGGCCAATACTTTTAACTTCTACAACGGGACCGAATGGATAAACCTCGCCGAAGGCGACGTGACATCCGTTGTGGCGGGAACTGGACTTAGCGGAGGTGGGGTCCAGGGAGACGTTACCGTAAATCTGGCGAACACTGCTGTTACAGCGGGTTCGTATGGCAGTGCCACTCAGGTACCCGGTTACACAGTTGATGCTCAGGGTCGTCTCACTGCCGCAGCCAACACAACTATCGCCGTTCCTTCAACAGCGGTTACAGACTTCACCGAAGCCGTCCAAGACGTAGTCGGTGCTCTTGTCGCTGGAACCGCCAACGAAGTCGATGTCACCTACAACGACGGTGCTGGCACGTTTGTTGTCGGACTTCCTTCTGATGTAACCGTCGGAAATGATTTAGTTGTTACCGGCGACCTAACGGTTAACGGCACAACCACCACGGTCAACTCAACAACTTTGACCGTTGACGACAAGAACATCGAACTTGGTTCGGTTGCTACTCCGTCAGATACCACTGCCGATGGTGGAGGTATCACTCTTAAGGGAGCGACTGATAAGACGATCCTTTGGGAGAACGACACCGACTCATGGGATTTCAACCAGCACGTAAACGTCGAGTCGGGGCTTAACTACCGAGTCAACGATGTAAACGTCCTGAGTGCTACCACGCTTGGTAGTTCTGTCACAACTTCTTCTCTTACTTCGGTAGGGACGATCGCCACTGGTACGTGGGAAGCAACAGATGTTGCTGTAGCCCACGGTGGTACCGGCGCTTCAGACGGCCCCACAGCCAGAGCGAACCTTGGAGTTATTGAAAAGGTCACCGCAACTATCGGTGACGGTTCAGCAACTTCATACGCAGTTACCCACAACCGCACATCTAACGATGTGATAGTTGAGGTTTATGACGCAAGTACAAACGACACAGTTTTTGCCAACGTGACACGCAACTCCACCAGCCAGGTGACAGTTTCGTTTGCTTCGGCTCCGGCGAGCAACGCTTACAAAGTGGTGGTCATCGGTTAGTAACAGATCCCTTAACCACCTCGCGGGGTGGAGCGGGGCCTATAAAGGGAATTAGTTGAGGCTATGCCCAAGTTTTTAGAGCGGATAACCGCTCAGACATTCGCATCCGCTGCATCGACAGCACTAGACATCTTCGTTTCTGGCGACTCCAATGCCAGGGTCGCAGTGGATGCCGGTGGCAAATTGACTTGGGGTTCTGGTTCTGGGGCTGGAGATGTCAATCTTTACCGCTCCGCTGCTAATGCCTTAAAGACCGATGACTCTTTCCAGGCTGTCGGTGGTCTTATCACCGAGACAACCAGTGGTACCCCATCAAGCGCTCCCGCTGATGGTGCCCTACTAATTGACACGGCAAATAACAAGTTCTATTTCCGCTCTTCTTCAGGATGGAGAAGCGGCGGAGTTTCTGAAACCAGCGCTGATGGCGGGACCGCCATTAGTCAGGTCCGATATCACGTCAACGCAGACGGCGGCGCTAACGGCGCGTCGGCATAAGGGGTACTCATGGCAGCAATCATTCAGTTCCGACGGGACACAGCATCCAACTGGACTTCCGAAGATCCGACGTTGGCGGACGGTGAGTTCGCTCTCGAATCGGACACGACGAAGTACAAGATAGGTGATGGGTCAACTGTCTGGACCTCCCTCGCTTATGGCGGTTTGGGGTCGATTGACACGGCACTTATCGACGCCAAAGGTGATCTCATTGGCGGTACTGCTGACAACACTGTCGGCAAACTAACTGTTGGTTCTAATGGTCAGGTTCTAGTAGCCGATTCGTCTCAGACCACAGGTCTGAAATGGGTTACTAACGAGAGCATCGTCAACTGGCACGAAGCCGTCAAGTTGGGTACCGTTGCCGCACTTCCCAACTCGCCGACTTACAGCAACGGCACTGCTGGCGTAGGGGCAACGCTTACTGCTGGCTCACAAGTCCGCCTTGTCGTAGACGGCTCCAACGCCACGACAGGGGATCGAGTTCTTGTTCAGGACCAAGCCAGTGCTCTTCAAAACGGTGTTTACGATGTAACCAACCAGGGCGCTTCTGGTTCAGCAGCATGGATATTGACCCGTGCTGTTGACTTTGATGGCAACCCGGCAGGCCAGATCAAATCTGGTGAATCGGCTTATGTGCTTTCTGGTTCCACGAACAGTGGCCAGGGGTTCGTGGTTACATCCACAAGTGATCCACATACTGTGGGTACTCACGACATCACCTTCACTCAGTTCACTGGCACGCAGGCGTTTACTGCTGGTACGGCGCTGACGATCAGTGGTAACACCATTAACCACGATGCGTCTGGTGCTTCAGCGGCCTCTTATGGCAGCGCTACCCAGGTCACGACTCTTACCGTTGACGCTCAAGGCCACTTGACTGCTGTATCGAACACAACGATCGCTATTCCTTCGACGGCTGTAACTGACTTCACTGAAGCAGTGCAGGATGTCGCAGGTGCTCAGGTAGCCACCAACGGTTCCCATACTGGAATCGGCGCTACCTACGACGACGGTGGCGACGGTGCTATCGACCTAACTCTTACGGCGTCTGGAGTTTCTGCCGCTTCTTATGGAAGCGCAACCCAAGTGCCTGGTTACACGGTTGATACTTATGGCCGGTTGACGGCAGCGTCGAACACAACCATTGCCATCCCTTCAACAGCAGTCACAGACTTTGCTGAGGCTGTTCAGGATGTCTCTGGCGCACAACTCGCTACCAACGGTTCCCATACCGGCATCACCGCTACTTACGATGACGCTGGCGACGGGGCCATTGACTTGGCCTTGGTCACAGAGAATGTCCAAGACATCACGGGAGCACAGATCGCCACTAACGGGTCACATACTGGCCTGACTGCGACTTACGACGACGCTGGGGACGGCGCAGTAGACCTAAAGGTCACAGAAATCCACGACGCTGATGGGGACTCCAAGGTCTATTGGTCTTCGGATGACATTCTCAGTCTGTACATCAACGGCAGCAATAGGGTCACCATTCAGCAGACTCAGTTCGCGGCTCAAGGCTTGACAGCCGCTTTCGGGGAATCTATTGCCACCTTGCAGGATAATAGTGGCGCTGCTGCTGGCCCTATCTTCTATATGGAAAGAAACAGTGGGAGCGCCGCTGACGATGACATTCTCGGAGAGATTCGGTTCGTAGGTGAAGACGACGGCGGTTCAGATAACACTTACGGAACAATTACTAGTGTTATCCAAGATGCAAGTGCCGGTGCCGAAGACGGAATAATCCGTTTAGGTGTCTCTATCGCTGGGACAGGCACAACGATTGCTGATGTCATGGAGTCGGGTGTAAACCTTGCCACTGGCAAAGGGGTGCTGGTCGCTGGTACGACCATCCTCACCTCAACTTCTCTCGCTGCAACTGTCGTTCTCGCTGACGGCGTAGCGGCTACAACCCAGTCGGCAAATGACAGTACGACCAAGGTTGCTACTACCGCATTCGTGATGACGGAGTTGGGCGATTATGCGCCACTTGCTTCGCCAACGCTTACTGGTGTACCGGCTGCCCCAACAGCAGCAGCGGATACCA